GCATGCAACAGCAATTTTGTGTTGGAATCATTACCCGGCATAAAGCTCTCCTTATGCTATGGTTGATATTCCGGCTGCATTCCATACGATTGTAAATGTTCCTGCTGTGACTGACTGATCCCCACCAAAGTCAATAGAATGCATCAAACTATTGGTGTTGGTAGAATCGTAGATGACTGCATGAGCTGTAGTGAACGTTGCTGATGTCCAGCTTGTGTCTGTCCCATCAAACGTTGCTGTGTTGGAACCCATCGTTACAGTCTGTCCGGCCAACGTTGCTCCACCGGCTGAGTAGCCAGTACCGGAGATCTCATTGGTCACTGTGTAGATAGTGTCACCCGCACTAAACGCGTGGACATTGTCATACAGAGCTACATTGATTGTGTCTCCCGCAGTAGCTAAGTCAACACTACCATCGTAGAGATCAACTTTTAATACGTCATAAGTTCCTGATGCCATGTTATCCTCCTATTTGGGTACGCCCATTTCAAGTACGGTGTCGTAGCCACCGTTTGCATTTGGTGTTGTTTTAGCGACAACATCCACAGTCCTGTCCGGATGTCCTTCCGCTGTCTTAAATGTCCCTGTTGTCTTGTGCTCTGTCTTCTTGTCCTTCTTTTCCTGCTCTGTCGGTTTGTTCCCCTGTGATCCCGGGTTCTCTGGTTGTGGCATTATTCTTCTCCTTTATTTTCCCGTCTATGAGGACAATCATCATTCTCGCAAACTCCTGGCTGACAGCTCTCCGAGGCTGCTGCTTCATCGAGAGCCTTTCCTAACAAGAGTACTATGTTCTGCAGTTGCTTTAGCAACGCTGATACAACAGCGTAATTTACTTTGATCCACAAGTTACCCATTTGACTTTGCTAAGAGTTTCTTTACGTCCTCTTTGATCTCCTGTATATCTGACTTCAACTGGTCATAAGTAAGGTCGAACACCTCACGATGAACATAATTTGAAGTTACCTCTGCTTTGAACCGATCAAAGCTCTCATACGATACCTTCCTGTTCAACATATAACTCACCCTGAACACGAAACCAATCAACGTCATTAGAACAACTGCACCTGTTAGATAAACTTCCATTACTTCTTCATCCTTTTCTTAACCCACATTGCTATGAACGGAGCAAGGACAACCGGTATGATTGCAATAGCCAGTAGAGGCCAGAAGTTCATGTTGGGTTCAGCTCTCATAGACGTTTCTGGTATAGCGTCTCCAACTGCTTCAATGATTGCTACTGTCTGTTCTGTGCTTACCATTCCCATTACAGCCACCCCCATCCTTCCACATAGTAGACCTTACAACATGGTATTTTTAACCTCATCCTAAGATACCTCCTGAGCAATTTATGTACACGTTCATCATCCTCTGTCCATTCACTTAATTTCTCTTTCGGCAAGGATTGTTCTTTTGTTTCCAAGGGTGAGGATTTGTATAATTCTCCATCCTTCTTGTCCTGCTCCATTGTTGTAAGCATCCTCTATTTCAGTAGGAGTCATTCCATCGACATTAACAAGTTTTATTTCTCTCTTTGGTACTATCATAATGGGCTCCCTGACAACAGACACAGACCGTATATTCCATGCCTGCTTGTGTATACAACATCGCCCCAATCTATATCCCCGGTAATCAAGCTCTCAAAGTCTGTGTACGTTTTCTCGGTGACAATGGTTGTGTCTGTAAGAAGAACCCTTGTGACCGCTACTGCACTGGACTTGTGATTAGTCTCAAAGTCTGAGACATCAGTACCATTGCTTTCCGGAAACCCTGAAGCCTTGGCTGAAGACGAAGCAAGGTCAACACTATAAAGATAATTTGGCATTATGCGTCCTCCACTTCTATATCAAGCATGGTACACATCTCTCCGGTTGCTAATGCGTTTGTTCCTCTGACGACTATGGTTGCCTCGTTAGCACTCCCATCAATTGCAATAGGAGCTGGGTAAAGACTTTCAAAAGAAGTGTCGTCTGCCTGGTAACCACAATCTAACAAGTCCTCTTGTGTAGCCTCAGATAGAAAGAAGTTATCTATATAAGTCAACTGACTAGGACTATGTTCATGCGTATGTGGGTTACGGAACAATATCCAAACCTTCTTAATGTCTGTCAAGTCCAAACCACTGTCCGCAAGAACAAACACGAATGTTCCAAACACTCCGCTAGGAACGGTCTGGAAGCTGTACGTATAAGACGTTGTGTCGGACTCTTCCAGCTTAATTGTAAACTCCGTATCTCTCTCATCTCTGTACACATCAATAGACATGGACGTTGAGCCTGACCAGTCTTGTACTGATCCATATGTCTTCACTGCGTCATACGTTCCACTGGCCGGAGTATCAACATACTCAGACTTCATACTACCACTGCCTTGTGTTATAAAGGCTCCGTCAGTATTGAGACTGATCGTGTGCCCACCCGGTGTAGGAGTCCAGTCTGTAACATCCTCCATATCATCAATGAACGTTGTATCACCACTTGTCGTTAAAAGAAATAGCCCTGCCTTACCTGCTGCCTCTGATCCATAGTGCCACTTGTGGATATTGTAAATCTTATCGGATGGTACAGAGACAGAAATCAAATCGGTCTCCGTGGCAGCAGCAACCGACTGTGTAGCTGAAGGTGTTGCAAGACCGATGCGCAGAGCGTCACCAATAGGATTTACAGCCGATGTAACCTTAGCATCAACATCAAGCCGCTCCTTAGCACCATCAGTTGTGACCGTAACAGACTTCGTGCCCTCTTCATTCCAGATGGTCATGTTATCTGTTACGTTTGGATCATCCGACATCCTTGCTCCTCTTGAGTAGCTCCTCGTTCTGCTCCACTAACACAGCAGTATGATTACGCATCTCGTCGAGCTTGTTACAAACCTTCAACAGCAGGGTAGCGATGACTTTCAACTCGTTACCCTGCGTGAAGACAAACTCCTCTGGTTTAGCCTGCTTTACTGCTTTCTTTTTAGGCAACGTCATCTCCTACAATTGTTGAGTACATAAATAACGATCCAGTAGAACGCTGAGTTCTAGTAACACGCACTACTCCAGAACTTGCTCCCGGTACTGGAATTGCTGGATCCCATAGATGTCTCTCGGTTTCATCCCTCTTCTTAAATATAACTGCTCTCGTGGTAACACCAGCCGTAGGGCCTGTTGCGATTAAAGCCTTAATACGACCTGTTCCAGAAACAAGAACTTGCTTCAAGTAGAAGGTTGTCCCTGAAACGCTGTATTCGTGATCGTCCGTAGCAGCCTGAGCTGTTGCGGGTGATACATCATAATCAGAGATAGCCGTTCCTTCGGCTGCATTACCAACTGTCGTGCTCACAGTACCGTCCACAGTGATAGACCCACCATTATCATCAATAGATAATAGACCGGTTGAATCATTAGCGATTGTGACTCTTAATGCTGTTGCTTCTGTTCCACCGCCTACAACAGTACCGTAGTCAGTGTTGGTTTCAATATCAACAAGACTTGCTGCAATAGCATCAAGCACTGCATTGTCTGTTGCACCTAAGTCTACTGTCCATGTTCCGGACTGTTCAGATGAAGTGATCATCCGTCTGTCAAGAGTCATGCGAGCAAGCCCGATGTCCCCTTCATCCACTGAGTCAGTAGCTGTTTCATCAGCTAAGAACCCCTGAGCATTTACCTTGTCAGTACCTATAGTAAACGCACTATCATCAACGTACGCTGTCTCCAACGTAACGGTAGCATTTACATCTAAGGCACTGGAGGTAATGCCGGCAACGTTGCCAGCACCATCCGCAAGCTGAATGAACATAACGTTAGACGCTGTGTTCTCGCTTTCATTTGCGGATATTTCTGTTTTTAGATTACCATCTGCCATTGTACCCTCCTATTGTTTAGTTATTGCTTTTATATCAATTACTTCATTATTGCCGTGTGCATCAAGTTTGTCCTGTTCAAGCATAAGAGCCGAGATTTCCCTCTCCAACATAATCTTATCCGCTTCCATCTTCTTTATCGTTCCGTCAATGAACAACTTTAAATCAGCTTCAAGTCTATTAAGCCTGTACTTCTTCTCAGCAATCTGCTCATCATATCTTAGCCGGTGAACCTGAACCGTTGGTAGTGCCAGATCTCCTCTGACCGGTACGATGTCATCACTCATTAGCTTGGGTATCCATATACGGTTGCCTCAAAGTCCTCTAAGACCCCAACGTTATAGTGAATAACCTTAACGTCTATTGTGTCTCCCAACACCAACTTGATTGGGCCTCCGGTATAATCAAACTCAAGGTTACGGCTAGGCATTGTTCTTCGTACGTCCTGATCCACAGTGTTTAAGGTGAAGAAGTATTTGCCATGTGTTGAGCCTGATACTGAAATTATAACCAAGTTTTCAAACGTCCCTGCAATAAAGGACACAGTGTGAATAGTGGTCTTTGTGTTGTCCGTTACACTCGCTACCGAGCCAGGTGATATGTAAGTCGTTAGGGCAATACCATTGATCGTTGCATCAACATCACCGGTAACCTCAGCGTCGGTAGAACTCTTATTTCCCCAACCCTCTTTGATATTACTTGGCATATTTCCTTAGTAATTAAAAGTATCATTGCATTGTGTTCTGGTTCGTATATTCTCATCTGCGCTTACAGAACTAAAGGTGAACGTGTACGGCCCACGGACAGGCATTTCAAGAGCTTCATTTGTAGTGGTATCAGCAGGAGGTGTTGGTATATCCGTTTCAGTAAACGTGATAACATCATCACCCTTCCTGTCTGTGACTGTAAGGATGTAGGTTGTATCAAAGCTGTCAGGCTCTACAATCACATTCCACAAAAGGCCACGCCAAGGATGATCAGTAGTAAAACTACCAGTCCCCGTTGGCGCGCCTGTAATTGCTACTGTGTGATCTTCCTTGTGCCAAGCCATTAAGAATTAGCCTTATCATATTCAGCTTTATAAGACTCGCCATCCATTGGCTCTTTCTTAGGTTTAATCTCCCACTTGTCGCATACAGCGTCAGAGGAGATATTCCCTTGAACAATCTCACAAGTATTAGGATGATAAAAGTAATTACAGGTTTGGCACTTTTCGTACTGTCTGTAATTAACATCATCCTTGTTCAATGCTTTTGAATCAGGCATCATGCCCATGTTACTCTCCTCGATTAAACGGGTTGAGTTTAGCTAAGAAACCCCAAGCCGTCTGCAATATGCCTTCCTCCAAGTGAGGTTTAGCAACTGCAAAGGCCGTAAGGTCATCTTTGCCAAAGTCATCAGTGTTTAGGTTTGCTCTAAACTCTCCATCAACATCCATCTTCTCATGAATGATCAAAGGAACGTCAACCCCTAACCCTGCTTTCATTCTTTTCTTTTCTGTGGGATGCCCAACTACATGACACGAATTGAGCACATAGCCCAAGAAAGACTCACATGGGTCTCCACCACCGTATGCAAATGCCGGTTGAGCAAATGCTAAAAGTAACCCACACGTTGCTGTAATAATTAGTGTTTTCATATTCATACTCCCCTATTTGAGATACAGATAGATGATCGTTGATGCACCATCTACTGTTGTTGCTGTCAGACCTTTGGTGAGCTTAATGCCACCCGGTACTGTGATGCCGTCTGTCAACTGTTCTGCTGTTGCTACGGTTGAATACACGGGTGCTCCATCAGCATCTGATAAGAGAACAGTGTTTGTAGCCGCAGTCATGCGAACCTGTATCGCTTTGATTGTGACCGGCTCTGTCGATATGACACCAGCCGTGTCGATTGTGATAGGATTAGTGACAACTGAGTTAGCCATTATTTATCCTTTCTTAGGTCTTCAATGCTTCTTTCTTCACCCGGACGAAGAGTCCTTTGGATCTCTCGGTACCGAGCGACTGCTCCAGTTCCTTCGTTTCTCTGAAGCCACGTCATATGCTTCCTTACAGCTCCAGGGCATCTGCCAGGGTGATCCATCTCATACCTTGTGGGTTGACCTTCTTTGAACCGTTCCTCAAGTTCTCTCTCCTCACGATATAAGCTGTCCTTTTTCTTATCGGTTATCCTGCCAGGTGAACCTGCTTCGATCTCATTCTCATAATGTCTGATCTCAGCCTGAATCTTAGACTTATCAAGCTGCGCACCCGGTGTTCCTTCACCATAACCTTCAGCTTGTGCTAAGGTCCCCTCGAGCTCTTTCTTTTCAGATTTAAGCCCGTCAATCTCCCGTGTACTTAATACTTGTTTCTTCTTTGCTTTTGCTCTTGGTCCCATAATTATTCTCCTCGTTTTGTGTTAAGTTACGGGGCGAGAAGAGTCCGGCCCCTATAACTTTACGATTGTGTTCCAACAACATCCCCGCTGGTATCAGCAGTGGTTATCGTGTCGACAGTGGCAGAGATCCGAAGATCTCCAGCAGTGGAAACATGAAGATACCACGCACCGCCATTGATGTCTTTCATCTCAATCATACCTGGCTGTGTTCCGCCAGTGACATTTTCATTAGCGAGTGTATCTGTACCTACGGAATTGTGGGTAGAAAAACCCCTTCGTGTGGAACTATGTGGTAGTTTTGCCATTTGATTCTCCTTTGACTCATTTGGTTGAGCAGGTGGCTCTGCCACTTGCAAAGGTTATAAGTTAACCAGTGTTAACCTACCCCTTCTCAGAGATAAGTTAACACCTGTTAACCAAGTTTACGCTACGTTATGCCCGTAGATCCATCCGAGAACCCGTAAGAATAACGGCAATAGGTGCTCCACTTACTGATGTAAGTATCGAAGTCCTTATCTTTGTTAAACTCAACAGGAATACGGTTGAACCACTTTAAGTACATCTTCATCATTTTGCTATCAGTGGCGAACCAGTTGTTGCTGTCCGTCAAATAGTCCCAAACGACGATTTGGTACTTGCCCTTATTGAAGTTAGGGTTGTTATCAGCCGTATCCATTTTACCGGTTGCGTTGACAATTTCCCAAGCCTGCTCTTCAAGAGCGGGTGGAACTATCAGCGTATCGATGCGAGAGATAAGCAAGTTATCTGTCTCATCAGTAAGACCGCGCATTAACAGACGAGTTGCCTCAACTGCTGTTGCGGACAAGGCCGTAGACCCTGTATTGCTGTTAGTCGTGGATGTTCCGATACGAGTGTGAGCACTCGCACATAACGCAAGACCATCACCACCTGCGAAAACAGATGTGTTAAAAGCATTGTTGAAAACAGAAGAACCATGTTTTTCTCTAGTTCTCTTACCAACTAATGCTAACTGTGCCGGTCTTTTGTTAATGATGCTGTAAAGGTCATCGTCGACAAGCTTACGCTCAATCTTAATTCCCTTTACCCATTCCCTATGTGAATAGGACACTCTGTACTGCTGTTTGAAGTCATCGTAAGGAATTGCACCATCGAACTCCTCAAGATCACCCATCCCACCAACACCGAGGTCGTATTCAACAGACTTGTTTGACTTCTCAAAACCAAACAGATTTTCCACTTGACCTTCAGGAAGAGCGTTCTCATCCATGAAGATTTTGCGGAGGCCTGGGTCCAAGAGATAGCCAAAGTTTTCCGAAGCTATTACGCCCATGTGATTTCTCCTTTATGTTTAAGTGTTCCAAACATTACCGACAATCCGCGCATAAGCGAAGATTTTGGTAAGGTCTTTTCCACCGAGTGTTCGTACAGATTGGTTCTCAATTCCACCAGAACCTGGTGTTTTCTTCGGACGAAGAATCTCACTGCCCTGAAAGACAGACTCAACACGATTCTCAAGAATCATGAGAGCAAGTGAATCAGTACCAGCAGTAAGAGCGTCAACATCAACTGTGCCAGCTTCGATCTGCAATGCATCAGCCGTTAAAGCAGCGACCTGAGCAAGACCTGTTCCAGCTTGGTTGATTAAGACACCTGTGTTAGACGCTGTGTTCGTTCCGGTAACCGTAGTTAACGTTGCTGTCGTTGTTACAACAGCAGAACTCACAACATAGTCAAACTCACCAGTATCCGTTGAATACGCCCAACCTCCACCAAAACTCGCAGGCCCATCACCAGACGTACAGGTGAAAGGAATAGTAGTATCAGTGACAGTTCCCCAAGTGATTGGAGAGTCTGTGTTGTACTCAATCGCATAGATAGCACCAGGATTGATGATTACCTTTAAGGTATCCAACGTTCCCGCTGCTTGTGTTCCGGTTAATGTTGCGCCATCGTTTCCAAGAGTTACGCCAGCTGAACTTAGTCCAGACTGTGCAGGTAACGTCTCGCCTTGATTCGATACACCAACAAACGCACCGGTTCCAACTCCTTGGGAAGCAATAGCACCATCTTCAGCTACGCCAGCCGCTAGAATCTCACCGTCGTTGTATGTATCAGCTTGTGCTGGAAGGTCTTTAATGACCAACTCTGATCCATCAATACAATACTTAAACTTTGCCATGATTGTTCTCCTTAGCCTATCGTACCCGTAAGGGCTTCTTACGAATTATAGGCAGCTCGGGATTTATATTAGAGATGTCGTATATCAGCCCTTTGCCACATACCTTGCAATTATAAGCAATGCGAGTCGGCGTGCTTCGTTGGTGATTCTGCTTCCACTTCTGCGCGCCACACTTCTCATTGTAATTATCCTTGTTAGGATGCGGACATACTAAAGGCGTTCCAAACGCTCTCGGATTTATGTCCTTAGTGAATATACCCATTATTTTGCTGCCTGTTGATTAGCCATATAATCTTCAACAGACATTCCCATTACTTCAGCAACGTTAATCTGTTCCTGAGTAGCAGCCGTCCCTGAGACTGGTGCAGGTGAAGAGAAGCTTCCGGGTGGTGTTGCTAACCCTTGAGCACTGATTTCCCCTCTCCTATACTTCTCAAGTAATTCTGTTTCCTGATCCTTCACGATCTTGTCAGTGTTCTGTCCTCTCACCATAAAGTAAGCCGCCTCCAAGATACCTTGTCCACCTCGCTGATTAAGTGGTAAACTACGCACTTGACCTAAAGATGTACTACGGTAAGTATTGAAGTCAGGATACTTCCTGGCTAACTGGTCAGCTTGCACTTCCAAGTTAGAGTCAATCCTATCACGCCAGTCCATAGCGTACATTATCTCCATCCTCACAGCTTGCTTCGGGTCTTCTTCCCACTTCTTTTCCAACTCTTCGCGGGGGTCTACCTGTTGCTGTTGCTGTTGTTGAGGTTGTTGATACTGCTGTTGTTGAAGTGCCTCCTGTTGCATTCTCAGGTTAGCAACTTCAGTTTCTAGGGCTTGCCTCTTATCACGCTCCTCGTGAAGAGCAGTAATGGGTACCTCTTTGATCGCCGAGGTAGGCGCAGCACCTTCTGGTGTAGCCTCAGGTGATGGCTCTCCAGGTTTGTTCGCCTCTGGAGTTGGCGTAGCAGGATTCCCTCCTGTAGGATCTGGGCTGACGGCCCCAGATGGTTCTTGCTCGTCAGTAGGTTTGGGCGTATCTGTCATATTAGCTCCTTTTCGCACCATGTACGGCATGGCGAACCGAACACAAGTTAAGCTTGTGGGTCTTGTTCACGATCTATAACATCAGCAGGTAAACGGGTCAGTGCTTGATAACACTGAACAGTCGCCTGAATGACGGGTAATTCCTCAGGTGTACATGTCTGCAACTTTGTCGCTTCGAATGTCACCTTTCTATCTAATTCCTCAACAATAGCTTTCCACAATAAACTGTTCTGCAATTCTTTAGCTTGTTCTGGTGTCATTGTCTTTGCATCCTCATTGGAGATTGAACGGGTTGACCAACTTCAGGTGTTTGTCCTTTAGGACGTGCGCCTGGTCCCGGTGGTCCTTGCTGTCCACCCCCACCTCCAGCACCATCTGGTCCTTGTGCTGGTGGGTTGCCTTGAAGTTCTAACATAATCTGTTCTTTGCTCGCACCTTCCTGAAGTCGCTTCTGAATATACTGCTGGTCTTCAGGTGATAGCTGACCGGGTCCTGCTTGAACGGGTTGTTGCTGAATGATGATCTTGTAAATATCCTTGAAGCCCATCAGTTCTGCAATACGCCGATTAAGCTCGGCTTGGTTAATCGTTGGGTCATTAGCCGATACCTCTTTGAATCGAAGCAACTGACCAATCTGTGTTTCCTTGTTCAGTGTTTCACTGATCCCGGTCGGTATGATTTGAACCTTAGCTTGCAACTGCTCAGGCTTAACGAGTGCTGGTTCTTCCTTGCCGTCATTGGTTGTAATCTTGATCCATTCAGGTAAGGTCATGAACTGCTGAAGATGAGATAAGAACATCATTGAAATCTCAGTGATTAAGTCCGTTTCCATCTTCTTCAATACGGGTCGAAACCGAATGCCCGCAGCACCTTGTAATAGGTTAATTCCGGCTGCTGTCTCAGTCTGATTCTTTTCTGTAGGCATAAGGGGAGCGGAGGCTCCGGTGGCTTCACGATAGTCAGCCTTAGCCAGTTCCTCTTCCTTGTATGATGATGCTGTGACATCAGGAGTGTCCATCCATCGAATTGAATTGACAGTATCTGACACTTTATGCCAGTGTCCGGGCTTGGCCACCTGTAATTTCTTAACATTAATAAGAGGGTCTGCACCATTATAGAATCCTTGTTTGTTGAGGACTAAGTCCACATTATCAAGTCTTTGGTTCACAATCTTATTCAATCGATCCTGTGTAGGCTTTCCAACAGTACCAATACCAACACCAAACCAACAAGGCTTGGATTCGCTAAATAGATTGATTTTAGCAAATGGAGGTTGCTGGAAATTGTAAGGATTAGGTATTCCACGAACTTTCACGCTTCTATTAACTATTGTTATCCAATAAGGTACGGCTTTTCTGGTAACGGGTTTATCATCCTTAGTGTACGACTCATCCCACGGGCCCCAGTAATGAAGGAGCTCATACTCATCACGTCTCTTCTTATCTAGTCTAGTCTTTCCATCAGCGTCGAGGAAATTGGTACTATCCATCCTCGTACTCTCTGTCTTTAATGCTTCTGCGAGGTTACTGAACTTGGACTCAGGTTGTTCAGCCAAAGCTTTGAGATACTCTGCATCACAGAACTGTCTGCGGATTAAAGGTAGTCCATCATTCATCCATAACTTTGCAGGGTGAGGAAACATCTCAAAGAAGTTAACAGCACTGCAACCAGGACGGCGATCAACAACAGCAAGGTAACGTTCACCGGTCTTATTAACCTGCCATGCCTTACGATAGATATATGGTATTTCAACATAACCAGTTCCTAACAAAGTATTCTGTGTCAGCGACGGGAGACTCTCCCCCATTACGTTAGCCATTCGGTAATAGTGTTTAAGGGTATCACGAATAAGTATCCCTTGCTCCTTACTTACCTTTCCGTAAACACCAACGTCAATAGGAGCGTCATTGGGAAAGAGTGCAGCAAATATCCTAGGAGTAACTGTCTGTTCACTAGCAAAGGTAATAGGACAATGCACTTGGTTCATCCAGTCGTAAGATTTACTTGGAGGAACGTTGTTCCATTGGTCAATGACCTTCTCTGCGTTCTCAAAGCGTTCCAGATGAAACTTCTCGTAACGTTTGAACTCCTCGACGACAAAAGTGGTCATCTTATCTTCTTTTGCGTTTGTTACCCCACGCTTAGTATGTGTTGTGTCACTTGCCATTAGTTACTCCCGTATTGCCCGATAACTTCTCCGGTCTTTTTACTGAAACTACCATAGAGTTGCCTGTTGATCGGCTTACCTGTTACTGCCGACATTCCCGTACGCGCCTGTATCTGCTTGGCTGCGTCTTTCTCTGACAGGCCGTCTTTAACCAAAGCTGTGTGCATCTGTTTTAATTCTTTCTGTGGTATCATACTGTAAAGGTATCGTAGATACCCCCCTTGTCCCGGTTATAGAATGATCCATACTCCTGCTCTTGCTGACCAACGTAATTCTGTTGAGAAGCATTAGCAAGTGCTCCACTAGGAGCAGCTACTTGTCCACCAGAACCAATGTCTCCACCACCGGTATAATTATAATCGTAACCTTGCTGGTTTGGTTGCTGGTACTGAAATCCTGTATCTCCCAAGTTTGGCTGACCTGGGGTTATCTCCTGAGCTTGTTCGTAATACGCTGGGAAGCCTTCTGCTGGTTCAAACTGATACCCTTGATAGCTTGGTGTGTCCAACCATCCTGGCGTACCACGTTTCTTCTTCTTATCAAAAACACCTGCTGAGTTAAGTCCAGCAAAAAGTCCTGCTCCTGCCAAACCAATGGGCCCCAACAATCCTGCGCTCCCAAAACCTGCCATACCACCAATCCCACCTGATGCTGCTCCAAGACCACCGTAAGCTCCCGCAGCTCCCGCAGCGCCTGCTCCAAATCCAGCACCGGCCGCTTGACCAAAGTTCATTGTTGCCTCTCGCCCAGTAGGACGTGTTCCTCCAAGATACGGATCAATCTCACCATAGTCCAAGTCCTGTGTAGGACCACCAGCCCATGGAGCGTTCTGGAAGTCAGGTGTGCTGAAATCCCTGCCTAGAGCTAAAGACTCGTCAAATGGTCTGTAGCCCTCAGGAATACCACCCATGTCCATCTCACTGTACCCGGCTCCTTCAGTTCCTCCCTGCCAAAAGTCTTGTGGATCTGAATATCCGTCTGCCATTACCTTCTCCTTTTTACAGGATTACTAATACCCGTACTCAGTTTAGTCGCCATAGTTCCGCCACCACTCGCAATTCCTACTTTCCCGCCACTTGACTTCTTAAATGTCTTGATTACCTTAGAATGACCTGATTGCGACCTACGAACCTTCTTTTGTTTCCACTTTGCCTCGCTACTCCCACTTGGAGTAACGGAAGTCCCACGCTCGTCCCTGGGGGTTGATGTAGGCTCAAAAGTCTTAACCTGCCCTGGTCTTGCCTGCTTCGACGGAACACTCCCAGGAGCACGATACCGACCAGAAGAAGCAACTTTGGTGGCTCGAGCCCAATCTCCCATACTCTTAGGTTGATGAAACTTGTTTACCATTATAACCAACCTCCTCCCATTAAAACTGCCCTGCCCCTTCTTGCTGTTCAACCAGTGAATGATAGCTTCCCTTCTTCGGTGCTTCTACAGGACGCTTTGTATATTCCCCAACGTACTCAATTTCTGTCTCTTCTGACTCTTCTTCAATGTATCGTGGCCCAAAGTTGTAAATATACCTCAGGCAATCCATAAAATGGTCGTTTTTCTTCTTCGCAATCTCTTTCTTATCGTATTCTTCGGCATTTCGCTTGTATTCATCCCAAATATAGTGCTGAAACTCGTATATTGTCTGTGTGCAGTAGCTTGAAACGTGCAACTGCGGGATGCTCCTCTTATATAGAGGAGAAAACCTTGGCGTAAGTGCCTGGCGGATTCTTGCTTTTCCAAGCATAGGATCGGAGTTAGCTCTCTGAGTATAAACACCGTACTTCATGAGCTCTTTACGGACATTGAACCCGCCAGCCACCACGTTATCTTTATCTGCATGAGGGTCAATGAGCATAATCTGAGCAGGGTTCTCTCCCTGCTGTACTTGAATAGCGTTTGCGATGGCTTTTATGTCCATATCTCTCAGCCAAAGCTCATCATAGACATAATGATTGTCCTTCTCATCCACAGCCACCCATAGAACAGCCGTAGGAGTGCGCTCATGCGGGTCAATCGCCATATATCGACTCCAATGCTTCTTAATCGTAGGAGGGTCAATGACGTGCGTCTCAGCGACAAACTCCTTATAGATCAGTCCTGAGAGATGCATGAACTTCCCGTGTAACCGGGCTTCCTTCTCTTCCTGAGTCAGGGAGTTCTCAAACTCCTGAATCGCCTCCTCTGTGAGATATGTATTCTCCCTGATATCGATGGTCACAACAAAGGTGTTAGGATCAGTGCTGGTGTATATCTCATCATATATCCACGGTTGAGTGAGGGGGGTGAGGGTTAGCCAATGCCTGCCGGAGTAATCGACCAACCCTCTGAGAGTAGCCACGTACTTGTCCCGAGGAGGGGGCTCATCGAACCAAGCTACATGACCGCGCCAACCTTCAAATTGCTCTGTGCTCTGCTCATGCGTAAGAATATCAAAGACCGATCCGTTCTTCAAATAGTACTTGGTCGGTATGCCCATAGGATTTTTGACCCTACGAGCTATCATGCTGTCATCCAACCATTCGTCTAAGAAAGGCGTGACGACTTCTCCTACGCCCTTCTGGAAATCTTTGGCTATGATCCTGCCTTTGATGCTTCCTGTGAACTTTCCCTCTTCCGGATACCAATCAGGATACTGGCCTGTTATGTGAAACAGGAACTCCATACCCCCTGAGGTAGTTTTCCCAACTCGGTTGCCCCCAAACAATGCGCGCCTTCCTGCTCTGTTTAGGTGGAACTGTTCCTGCTTTGGCATCGGTTCGTACAGAATCAGCTTTTGCGTCTTTAGCCACGATACTTCCTCATTCATCAACCTCAGGTACGTCTCCTGCTCGTCCCTCGGGAGCTTGCTGAATTGCTCCGCGGTCAAATGATGACTCTGCAATTGTTTTAAGTCTTTTAAACTCATGTATTAGCTCTTCTGGGAGCAGTCCTTTCGTATACGAATATGATAGATTCTTGATACTGACGGCCGGTTGGCACTTAGCGATGGCGTTTGTATATAGTGAAAGGATTTTCTTATCCTCTGGACTGGTGGTCTTCTTAAGTTCGATGTCTGCAAAGACCCGTTTCATAAGTCTTTGAGCTGTTCTGAGGTTCTCACGGATGAGATCGTCGCATTCCTTCTTGCTCTTGACCTGGATCTTGTCGTACTCGCCTTTGAATAGAGTGGCGACCTTGCCTGTTTTCTCAACGTTACCTACACAGAGGTAATCAAGGTATTGTTTTTTAAAGCCGAGTGCATCGGCAACATCTTGGCGGGAAGCATCTTGATCTAACATCTCCAATGCTTTCCAATGTTTCTCGCTTAATTTGGTGGGTGGAGCCATGTTTCTCCTCGAGAGTGTCAAAAAAAAAGGATAGAGGCGCCCGCAGGCACAGCTATCCATTTGCTTCGATACAAAAAGTATTACATATCTGGGAGGGTTTGTCAATGACAATTACATATATTATCGGATAGGGTATGTGATACCCAACCCCTATGGGTTATTCCGGGTAATGTTTCACGTGGAACGCAAGTTTTGAACCTAAATCGGGTGTTTAGGGGTGATCTGGGCGTGAAAGAGGCCCTGAAAACAAAATAAGGGAAGTTTTCTGTGTCAGGTG